TCACGGTCGAGCCTGATGCGCACGGCGAATACCGCGTCAAGATCACACGCGTTCCATGGGATCGCCTTTTCTACGACGCCTACAGCCGCGCCAAGGATTTCAGCGACGCCCGATACAAGGGCATCGTGATCTGGGAAGACCGCGATCAAGCGCTGGAGGCATATCCGGACCGTCGTGACGCGATCGAATACACGCTCAACAGCGTTTCGATGTCGGACACCTACGACGATCGGCCGAAGTTCACGCGCTGGGCAGATAACCGCCGTACGCGCGTGCGCATCGTGCAAATGCACTGGCTGCAGGACGGTCAATGGTGGATGGCAACGTTCACCAAGGGCGGCTATCTGGATGATCCGATGCCGTCGCCGTACACCGACGCCTACGGGACGCCTTCCTGCTCGCTGATCATGCGTTCGGCCTACGTCGACCGTGAGAACCAGCGCTATGGGCACGTGCGCGATCAAATCAGCCTGCAGGACGAGATCAACAAGCGCCGCAGCAAGGCGCTGCATCTACTCAGCACGCGCCAGACGTTCGGCAATCGCCAGGCCGTGCCCGATGTTGACAAGGCCAAGCGCGAGCTGGCCAAGCCTGACGGCCACCTTGAGGTTGAGGCCGGCGGTGTGCTGAACCAGGATTTCGGCGTGCTGCCTACGGGCGACATGGCACAGGCGCAATTCGAACTGCTGCAACACGCCACGGGCGAGATGCAGGCCAGTGGCCCGAACGCCGCAATGGCTGGCAAAGATCCGCGCATTCAATCTGGCCGCGCCATTCAAGCGCAGCAGGCCGGCGGCGCGATCGAGGTCGAGCCGATCGTTGATGACCTGCGCCAGTGGACGCAGCAAATCATGGAGGCCGCGTGGTGCCGCATTCGTCAGTTCTGGACGGGGCCGACATGGATTCGCGTCACTGACGACGAAAAGAACCTGCGCTGGGTCGGACTCAATCAGCCGATCACCCTCGCCGACGAGCTTTCGATGATGGACCCCGCGCAGGCCCAACAGATCGCTCAAAGCCTGCAACTGCAGCCGAATGACCCGCGCCTAGATACGGTGGTGCGCCGCGACAACGACATCACCGGGCTCGATGTGGACATCACGATCGAGGAAGGCCCGGACGTGGCAAACATCCAGGCCGAGCAGTTCCAGATGCTGACGCAGCTCGCCAGCTCGGGCATTCCGTTCCCGCCCGAGGTGCTTATCGAGGCATCAAGCCTGCGCAACAAGGACCGGCTCCTGTCGCTCATGGAGCAGGCCAAGCAATCGCAGGCACAGGCACAGCAAGGCGCGCAGCAGATGCAGCAGGCCCAAGCGCAGGCGAACGTCGCCAAGACGAATGCGCAGGCAGAGGAATCGAGCGCGCGCGCCGCGCATGCGAAAGCGCAGGCCGTGCGCGAGATCAACTTGGCCGCCAACGACATGCCAGCGCAGCAGACCACGCCGGCCCCGGCACCTGAACAACCCTCTTTCCTCGACCAGCTCAAGCAGATGGCGGACATCGCGAAGACGCGCGCCCAGGTTGGTGAGCTGCAGTCGAAAACGATGAAGAACATCACCGAAGCGCAGCGGCCCACCGCTGTGATCGACATAGCAAGTTGATGCAGTAGCCGCCGCCGGGCTGTCGGGCGTGACTTACCTGCCGCCGGGGTAAATCGGGCGTGATGGAGCGCAGCAAATGGCAACTTTGGACGAGGTTTTGAGCGGTGCAGCGGCACCGGAGACGGACGAGAGCGCAGCGCCGCAACAGCAAAGCGATCCGACGCCACCGGCCAATGAACCGCCCACGGGCGAGCCCGAGACGACGCAAGCGCCTGCCGCAGCCGAACCGGCCGCAGCAGAACCGAGCGCCGACCCGGACGGTGCGACGCCGGCACAAGAACCCAACAAGATGGTGCCGCTGAAAGCGCTCGAAGAAGAACGCAAGGGACGGCAAGACTGGAAGGAAAAGGCGATCCGCGCCGAAGCCGCGCTGGAGGCTTTGCAGAAGCAGCAGTCGCAACCGCAAGCCAACACGCAGCAATCGGAGCCGACGCAACTGACGCCGGAGCTGGCGCTTGTCAATGAACGCATGAACATGTCCGAAATCATGGTGCGTAGTCAGCACCAGGATGTCGACGACATGCTCGCCGTGTTCAGCAAAGCGGCAGAGCAAAACCCGGCGCTGCGTGCGCAACTGCTGCAGGAACGACATCCGTGGCAATGGATGTACGACCAAGCGAAGCGCATGAAGGCCATGGAAGAGATCGGATCGGACCCCGAAGCCTACAAGCAACGGCTCCGCGACGAACTCATGGCGCAGTTGCAGGCTGAGCAAGCCGCTTCTTCCCAGACTCAAGCGCCGGCCGCGGTACCTGCCGCTGCTCCCGCTGCTGCCCCCGCACTCCCGAAATCGCTGGCGACAAGCCGCTCAGCCGCGCCGCGCACTGCGCCTGCATGGTCTGGGCCGTCGCCTCTCGAAAATCTCTTCGTCAAGAGGTAAGAAATGGAAACCCAAGCCCGTACTGGTTTGACTCCCCAGCAGTGGGACGATCAGTTCTTCATGGAATACGTGCGCGAAAACCGCTTCAAGCGGTACATGGGCACGGACGAAAACTCGATCATCCAACTCAAGGACGATCTGTCGCGCAAGCCTGGCGACCGTGTGACGTTTGCCGACGTGCGCAAGCTCAAGTCGAATGGCGTGACCGGCAACACGGTTCTGGAAGGCAACGAGGAAGAACTCGACAGCCGCTCCATGGCCGTGACCGTCGCGCCGCTGCGTAACGCCGTCGTCGTCACCGACTGGGACGAGCAGAAGTCGGCGATCGACCTGCGCAACGCTGGCCGCATGGCTCTCAAGCTGTGGGCGATGGAACGCATGCGCAACGACGTGATCACGGCGCTGGGCTCGATCAATGGCGTGGCCTATGCGAGTGCAACCGGCACTCAGAAAGACGCATGGCTGACCGATAACAGCGATCGTGTGCTGTTCGGCTCGAAAGTGTCGAACAACGTCGGCAACTCGCATAGCGCATCACTGGCGACACTGACGAACGCTACCGACAAGATGACCACCAGCATTGTCAGCTTGGCCAAGCGTCGTGCACAGCTCGCGTCCCCGGCTATTCGCCCGATTCGCCTGAACGACGACGAAGAGTGGTACGTGATGTTCCTGAACTCGATGGCGTTCCGCGACATCCAGAACGACCCGGTGATGCAGAACGCGAACCGTGACGCTCGTCCGCGTGAAGGCAAGGGCATGGACGAAAACCCGATGTGGACTGGCGGCTCGCTGGTCTGGGACGGCGTGATCATCCGCGAAATCCCGGAACTGCCTTACATCCCGGGCGCCGGTTCCGGCGGCATTCAGGTCGGCGCGAACTTCCTATGCGGCGCGCAAGCACTCGGCATTGCGTGGGCCCAGCGCACGAAGTCGACCACGAACGTGCGCGACTACGGCTACCGCAATGGCGTCGGCGTTCAGGAAATTCGCGGCGTGCAAGAGCTGCTGTTCGGCAAGGGCACGAACGACACGGACAACCTGATCCAACACGGCGTTCTGACGGTCTACGCACCGGCTGTCGGCGACGCATAACGCCTAGCGCCTGATCGGCTCCCTTCGGGGAGCCTTTCCGCAACCTCATTCTTTGGAGCAACACCATGCCCACCGCATACACCGCAGTTCAGACCGGGGCCGCAGATATGGTTCCCGGTGTTGGTGACGGTCACGCAGTCAAGGCGATCTGCGGCGTTTTCGCCCTGACCGCCGCTCTCGCTGCAGGCGACACCATCAGCACGCCCAACCTTCCCAACGGCGCGACTGTGCTGGACGTGATCCTGTCGACCTCGGATCTCGATACCAACGGCACGCCGACCATCACTTTTGACGTGGGTGATGCCGCTGTTGCCAACCGGTACATCGCTGCTTCGAACGTTGGCCAAGCCGGCGGCGTCGCACGCATGAACCAGCCTGCTGCTGCCCCCTTCACGCTCACTTCGAAGGGGCCGGTTGTGGCGAAGGTCAACGCTGGGCCCGCCACTGGTGCCACGACTGGCACGGTCGCCGTCACGGTGATCTTCCTGCCGCCGTTCGCCTAAGCAGCGGCTAATCCATGGGCGGCGCGTTCCCGGCCGCCCAGACCTACCGGAGCAAGAGCATGGCGAAAGTGAAATACCTCGGCGATCCCGAGAACGAAGCGCGCACGTCGATCACGATTGGCGACGTGGAATGCCCGAAAGATGAGGTTGTCAAGATGTCAGACGATCTCGCCCGCAATCTGGTCGGCCATCCCCATTTCGAGGTGCAGGGCGTGCGCGCGCCGGCTCAGAGCGAAACGGCCGCAGCTGATCCCGACGAAGTGGGCGCTTTGAGTGCGCAACTGACGCAGGCCATGGCCACCATCGCCGACCTGCAATCGCAACTCGACGAGCGCGGCCAGATGCTGACGGCCGCAACGCAGCGTATCGCCGAGCTGGAAGCGCAATTGATGCCGCCGGCAGCCTGATATGGCAACCCAGACCGATCTCGCTAACCGCGTGCTCCAGAAGCTGCGCGTACTCGGCGCCGGCCAGACTGCAGCGCCGGAAGACATTGCCGTCGCCAAGCAGAAGCTGCGCGCCGCGCACGTGTCGTTCCGCAAGGACGAGCGCGTGCGCTGGCAGATCGGTCAGTTGCCGGAAGAAGCCGAAGAGCCCTACGTGATGATGGCCGCCTTCTTGGCCGCCAACGACTTCGGCAAGCAGGCAGACCCGACTTGGGTGCAGTTTGCCGAACGTGAAATCAACGCGATCGTGCGCACGCCGAAGGGTGGCGAGCCCGTGAAAGTGGAGTACTTCTGATGGATGTCACGCTCTCGGTCGCCCTGGATCAGACGCCGCAACGCCGCGACATCGAGGTGTGGGCCGGCGACGACTTCCAAGTCCTGCTGAACGTCTATGCGAAAGACACGGACGATGGATCGCTGCCGGTCGACCTGACCGGCAAGACGGTGACGCTCACGCTCGCCAATTACGTCTATCCATCGCTGACCGTGACCGCACCGGGTGCCGCGCAGACGGCACTCGTGTTCGTGCCCACCAACACCGCCAACGCGTTCGGCCGTATGCCCTACGTGATCTCGATGAAGGACAACGTGAGCGGCAAGGTGCAGACGCTTTGCCAAGGCGCGTTGATCGTGCGCAACCAGAACGTGGTCCCGGTGCTCGGCGGCAATGACTACGGTTGGGGCTACTGGCCGGCGGTGTATCCATGAAGAATCCATTTCTGACCGGCGCATACCAGGCGCGGAGCGTGATCGCGGCGAATCAGCGCTGCGTGAACCTCTACGCCGAGCAGAACCCGCAAG